AATGCTGACCGGCCGCCCAAGGCGGCCGATGATATTCCCGGTGTGAGCGGCAAAGTCGACCATTCGCTACAGTGGATCAGGTAGCAACCGGCAGATACTGGCCAATCTTCATCAGCACGGTTGACGACGGGTTGATTGCAGCCGACACCGCGACGCCAACAACCTGTTGGGCCGCGGTCGTCTTGTTGACAACCTTGTTCGTCGAATCCCAGAACAGCCGGTCCCCGACGGAGATGGCCAGCGCAGAGGTTTTGCCGATTTCGACAACGCCCTCAACGACGAATTCTCCTGGAGTGCTGATGGCCACGTCTTGCGTGGCGACGCCGAATAGGCCGGCACCGAACAGATAGCCGATGCCGGATGCGACGGCAGCGCCGGGGGTAAGGGTAAGGACTTCACCTTCTTGCTTGTACGTCTTCATTGTTTCTTTCCTTTCGGGTTATCCGGGCGCTTATGGGCGCCCAGAGATCAGTCTTAGTTACCCTTGACCAGGCCACGGAAGTCGATAGCCTTGGCGCCGAAGTCGAGGCGGGCCTTGAATTCAACGCCGTCGATTTCCCAGCCGTCCTTGGTTTCGAGGTAGACGCCTTGGTTGCCCTCGAGGTAGGCATACTCGATGGTGTCGATCTGTGCAGGATCGGCGGCCATATACCATGCCGTGGTGCTGGCAGTGTCGAGACGCGGCTCGGCAAGCACTTGAAGGGCACCGGCAAATGGGTTGATCGAGGACGAGGCGGAAGCGGCGTAAGCCTGGCTGGTGAATTGCTGGGCGATGGTTTCCAGAGCAGCCGGCACCAGCAGATAGCGCGGGGTGACGTTGATTTTGCGGCCGTCAAGGCCAGTCTGAACCCGCATCGCGGCGCGGCAAACACCAAGCTGTGCGACGGAGATGGCGGCGCCGGTTGGCAGATTACCGTGGCTGGCGTGGAATAGGGCGATGCTGTCGGCCAGTGCGGCGTTGGCGGTGATGATGCCCCAAACGGTGTCCGATTCCAGATCCGCAGCGGCGCGGCCGAACATTTCCGGCAAACGGGTGAATGCCGAGAGATCGTCATTGATCAGCGTCTGGCGAGTCAGTGCAACGATCTTGCCGTATGACGCGATGGAGTAGGCTTCGCGAGCTTCCGAGACGGAGCCATACTTGTATTCGCCATGCTCGTTGACCTTCTCAAGAGTCGGAGAATCGCCGAGAGCGGTGCGGGCGATGGTCTTGAAGTCAGGCGCAGTCACCATCCGGGTGAACGGCTTGAACGTCTGCGGGGCCGCTTCATACGCCTGGCGCAACGTCTTGTTGGCGACGTTGGCGAGGATGTACGGAAAATCGCCAGTCGTCAGCATGGCTCGGGTAGCGATCTGATCCCGGCTCATTCCGCGAATATCGACGCCGCGTTGAGTGAGCAGTTCGCGGCCGATTTCGATCAGCGACAGGCCAGAGAAGCGCTTTCCGTTGTCCGACAGCTTGTGTTGTGCGGGGTTGTAGCGATGAAGGAGAGCCTCTTCAACGCCGGCCCGACGGGTTTCAACCTCGTCGACAAGCGTTTCGATGTGGCCCATTGGCGGCTTGATCGTGTCGTTACTGCGTTCGGCGGCTTTGGCAATTGCCAGGCGGCGAGCTTCGTCGGCTGACGTGTCCTTGGCGATCAGCTCATCCGCGAATGATTGATCAAGACGCAGGCCGCGAACTGCCTCATTGATTTCCGTGACGCGGGCGCGCTCAGCGGCGGTTGCTTCCCGACGAATAACGTCGAGGTTGGGTTGGTCCTGCTCTTTGTTGTCCATAGTGGACTCCTTTCTTTGGGTGTCGCCGGAGTCCGGCAGTTGTACAACTTCAAAATTCTGGCTTCTGCCGATTCCAATCGTGGCGTCGGCCGGCAGGTCGACAAGGGAAATTTCCATCGGTGTCCATGAAGTTACCCGGTACTCGTCCGGCGCGTCCGAGTGTGATCTGAGCAGGGTGCGCTCGTTGATCTGATAGCCAACCGAGACATTGCGCACGATGCCGTCGGCAATGTCCTGCAG